GTCGTATCCAGGAAGAACTGCCCCTCGACCCACGCCTCACGCTCGTTAGAGTGGATCACCCCCTTTCCGGGTGGAAGGCCGTAGTCGTGGTTCCACCCCTCAATGACGACCTCCTGGCCGTCCGTAAACGCACCGGGCCGGGTGACGTCGCCGTCGTGATCGACCACATTGAACTGTGCGAAGACAGACCGGAAAGTTCCTTCCTCGCCGTCCGCTTTCAGCTGAATCGGTGCTCTAAACGTCTTCGTCTTCTTACTCATCGCACTTACCTCCTGGCTCGCACTTTCTGAAGCTCCGAGCCCCCGTCCTCGGGGGCGACTCTTCCCAGCCGCAGCAATGCAGGCATAGATCGCGTCCTCATCCGATCCGCCCTCCGCGAGGACGGCATTCGCCGCATCCACACACGCTTCGATCTCCGCCCGTGTCCAATTCTGGGCCACGTCCGGCGGGCTCTCATACGTCCACGGCATCGCAATCCTTCCCTGCGTGAGCGCGCCCCAAAATAGCTACCTTAATGTGGCGAATCTCGGAGAGCGTCATACGACCTCACTCTCCCATGCATCCCGATTCGCGCTCAAATACGCTAGCACCGCCTCATGACTCTCCGTATACGTCGAGGCCGTCCCGCCGAACACGATCAAGCGCAGATAGTTCGCGCCCCCGTAGCTGAACGTCGCCAGCGGACCATAGGCCGTACCCGTCAGCGTGTGTCCGATCCCGCCGGGATTCACGCTGAATACGTTACCCAGATAGCCCTTGACCTGTTCGACGGTCCACGTCTCCGTCGCCCAATCTGCCTCAAAAATCACCGCCAGCCCATCTAACCGCACCCGCCAGTGGTTGCGGTTGCAAGGATTCGGTGCGTTGTTGTGGGCGCCGAGGCTCTTGAGCGCATCGACCAGCGTTTGGCGCTGCTGGGCAGTCATTCCCACGTCCTCGATCCGGATATATCGTCGGCTCATCAGCTAATCCCCCGTTGTGTTCGCATCGGTCGCGGCAGCGTGCATGTTGGCGAAATCCGTTGGCGTCCAGATGGAGCCGAACTTGACGGCGGCGTAAGCAAGGAGGCCGTCCCACGGATTATTCGCCCCATTTCCAAACGCCGATCCAATGGAGCACCGGGTAGAGACCAATGACCCAGACCACACTCCTAGTCCGGTGGCAGTAGGTCCGTCCTGAGCACCATTCCAGAAAAATTTGACTTCTCCGGATGCACCGGCGTCCTTATTCCAACTCAATCCCACCGAGAACCAGTCAGCCGGTGATACACTTTTCGTATGAGTATGGCCGGTTCCGCCGGCTTCATATCTCCAATAGTATTCATTGTTCACGTTTTGTTTCCGCAATGCAAGACTGTTACCTGAATCTACATACAAAATCAAGCCGACTCCGTAATTGCCGTCTGTCCATGATGACGTCTGAAGCCACATGAAAATAGATCCTACGCCACCATCGAAAATGTCATTCAATCCGTCTGAGCCATTCGACGTGTAGATATCCCCGTAATCATTCGCCCCGTCACTATATGGCGCTTGCGTCCCCGTCACAGGTCCCGCCGCGTTCTGCAAGTCCCAGCCGGTCAGCGACCCATCACGGTTGCCGTTGACGTGCGCGTGGATGGTCGTGCCGCTGGCGATGTCCACTAGGGGCCAGACCTCATCCGCGCCGTAGTCCTCGTGTAGAATCGTGGCGTAGGAACGTGCGGCCTCACCCCCGCCCGTCAGCACCGGGACGGCGGCTCGCCGCATTCTCAGCAGACCCATCGCGTCACCTCTCCGAGAATCTCGCAACCTGGGCAGATCATCACGCCGCCGAGTAACTGAAAATATCGCCTGCGGTGCCGTTGACGTAGACGTCGGCGAGGTCCTCAGCAAATATCAGGGCATCCTTGCCGGCCTCCACAACATAGCCGTTGCCGGATCCGTCGACGCTGTTGGACACGTCGGATCCGCCTGCCGCGCCATCGTCGCTGTTGCCGCTGTGCGCACGGACGATCACGGTCCCGCTGGGCAACGCAACCGAGGTTGCCGATAACGGTACGGCGGTCCCGGTCGACGCAATCGCGACCTGCCCGGCGACCGGCGATCCCTCTGGGAGAGTCACACTGCCGACCTTAACGCCCTCGTTGCCCGCCTCATCATAAGGGACAATCGCCAGCACCTCCGCGTGCGTCCCGTCCCCCATGTCGCGGTAGAGCTTTGATGCAACCCCAAAAATCTCCCGCTTAAAATCAGCCATATCAACCTCCTGTAAATCCTCGGAGCGCCTGCATCACCTCGACGATCACCCGTTCCGGATCCTGCAGCATCGTCCCTGAGTACCGCAGCACCCGCCATCCCAGCACCGCCGCCTGATTCAATTTCTCCCGATCGGAGTCCCGAGAGTGCCGGCCTCCGTGGTTCATCCACTGCCCGCCGTCGACCTCCACCGCGACCCGCTGCTCGGGCCACGCAAAATCAAACAACCAGCCACGGCTCGGATGGAACGCATACTCGGTATGGCAGGCCGGCGCATACGGCGGCGCCATCGTCCGCCAGGCAATCTCAAACTGCGCTTCCAATCTGCTCTTACTCATTCCAAGGCTCCCAGCCCCCGTCCCGGGGGCGGCTCAACTGAACCTCACCGAACACATACAATTCGCGTTCTGCTCCGCCGTCCCCGCCGGGTCCCCCGGCCAGCGCAGCCCGTTCGGAAATCGCTCCCGGATCCCGACCGTCACCCCGTTCAACGCGGCGTGGTCCGGCCTCGGATTCGAGCTGTTCACCTGCCAGGTCTTCGATCGCAGCCCCGAGGCCGCAGCTCCTTCTGTCGCGCCGAAGTTCTGCGCGGTCGTGACAAACGACTGCGCCTGCCGGACCGCCCACACGGCGACGGCCTGCTCGAAGACGCCTTTCACGGCCTCCCGAGGCTCTGGATCCCGGATCGCGGCGGCCAACTCCTGACGGGTGTACTCATTCAGCAGCTCCGCCGAGACCCGCGTATGCTCCCGCAGCCACGGACCCATCGCCTCGCGCATCGCCTCCTCATCGACCTCCGCCTCCAGCGCGCCCGTGGCCATCTCGGCCCACGTCGTCGCCGTCAGCGTGTTCAACGGCAGCAGATCGTCGTACAACTCATTCGTCCACCGGTCGTCGTCGTACCACACCCCGCCGATGTCGCTCTTGCCCTCGGCCCGCGCGCGAGCTGCCGCTTCAGGGACACGACTCACAATCGCGGCTTTTTGCCGGCGGTAGTGCCGCACCAACACCTCACGCCACTTCCGTTCGTGCCGCGCCCGGATATCCTGATTATGCAGATCCAGCGACTTCACCGAGAGCCCGCCGTCTCCCCCTGCTTTTAAACGCTCCGAGCCCCCGTCCTCGGGGGCGGCTTCCAGAAAACGCCCCTTGTTTGGGGGCAAACCCTTGTCCCCATCATCCGGCGCGCTGTCCCGAGGGCTCGCCTGCCCGCCGATCAACACATTCAGCGGCGTCACCAGCACGTCCCCGTCATCCTTCCCCGGCAGATTCTGCCGCGCGCGCGCCTCATTCACCGTCATCCACGGCCTACCGACCGCGCTCTGCAGCGCCTTCACCTGCTCCTCAAAGCTGCCCGCCAGCTTTTCTTGAATATTGAACTCACAATACACCCCGTCCGTATCCTCAAACTCGGGGAGGAGCTGCAGCTGAATATCCTCCTCGATCAAGCGCAGCCAGGGACCCAGCGAGTCCTGATACAGGTTCTTGTGCTGCTCCTTGATGTTGCTGAACGTCGCGTGATCCAGGATCCCGACCATCGGCAGCGGGATATGATACGCGCGCGCGCACTCCTCACGCGTCAATTTCCGCCCGGCCAGGTACTCACTCTCCTGGGCATTGAACACGTTCGGGACCCACTCCATATCCTCTTCCAGGATCGCCGTCTTGCCCGAGTTCTCCGCCCCCGCGTATAGCGCCTCGAACTCCGCCTTGAACCGCTCCCGAGCCGCCCGCGACCACTGCGGCGCCGTCGCCGGCCGCTTGATAATCCCGTTCATCCGCGCGCTGTTCTTCCAGAAATGCTCCCGGTAATCCCCGGCCGCGTGCTCCTCGGCCAGGATCCGCCGCAGAGTCTCCAGCGGCGAAAGCCCCACGAACTCACTCTCCGGGTTGTACCCCCGGATATGCACAATGTCCGCCGGATCCACCGGGATGGTATTCCCCGACAACCGGATCTCATAATGCTGCGGGACCAGGCTCCCCTCCACGTGCACATACGGCGGCGGGATCCGCAGCAATCCCAGCCGATTCCCCTCCCCCTGGGAGGGGTCAGGGGAGGGCGTCCGGATCTTCAACCAATAGGCATTGAAATAGATCCCCAGGTCAGCGACCAGGGCCTCAATCAATCGATACCGCGTCACCTTGTACTGTGGAGGGAGAGGCCGCCCAATGATCTGGGCCAACGGATGATCCCGCAGCCGCTCCCGGTCCGTATCACTCACCCGCCGGAACACGTGCAGCCCCAGCTGCGCGATATTCCGGGCCAGGAAGTCCACGCAGGTCCGCACATTCGGCTGCATCCGGTAAATCGCCGCATAGTCGTAGGCGTAATCGTTGTAGAAGCGCAGCGACCCATAGGAGTTTGACGGCCACCATGGCCGCCGAATCTCCGCCAACTGCCCCGCGCTCATCACCACAGGCATCGCGCTACCGCCTGCAGCACCTGCCACCACGCACCCGGATGCCACCAACGAATGCCCACGTCGGCGACCACCTGGTCGCCCTCGACGCGTATCCTCGAAACCTGCATCCAGCCCGGAGGCTTCGCCATCAGTTCACCACCTGGATAAAATCCACATTCGACCGCTCGATCACGACCTCACCATCCACCGGCACCACATCCCCGCCCGGCTTCACAATCTCTACCGATCTCAGCACCAGCAATCGGCGCCGCTTCTCCCACAGCAGCCCCCGGAACGCCCGATCGGTCTTCGTGTTGACGATGATTTGCTTGAGCTCCGGATACGTCTGAAATAGTCTCACGCCGCCTCCAATCCCCGCTCCTCATACACCGATCGCTTCGGCGGCTCGTGCCGCAGCGCCCGATCGAGGGCCATCACCAGCGCGACCATCCCGTCGATCTTCTCCGTCGACTTATCCTTGTCCGGCTTGATGTTCCCCGCCGGATCCTCCCTGACGACGAGATTATCCGCCATCCACGTCAGCACCGGGTGCCCACCGTGGGCCAGCTTGTGCTCCAAGATCAGCCGCTCGAGCTCCTTCATCGGCGGGCTCATCGACCGGTAACCCTGGCCGAACCCCACCAGCCAATCCTCGCCGCCCTTCTCCATCAA